CTCGAGACCCTGAAGCTGACCATCGACGCGGAGCTGAACGGCTCCCAGTACAACACGCGACAGGTCACCAACGCCGCACCTGACGGGATGCTCGACCTCGGCGAGACAGCCCGCCCAGAGCAAGTGGAGGGCTTCAAGTCCTACTGGCTCAGCGAGGTGGCAGGCAAGGGTGCCATGGCGTTCATCGGCGGATCCAAGGGCGCGAAGTTCGTGCCCTTCCGGGGATCCAACCGAGACATGCAGTACCAAGAGTGGCTGGTCTATCTGGTCCGCAAGGTGGCGGCCGTCTACGGCCTTTCCCCTCAGGACCTCGGCCTGACCATGGATGTAAACAGGGCGAACGCAGAGACACAGGCGGACATGACCGAGGATCGTGGTCTCCGTCCTCTGCTGGCGCTCGGGCAGGACTTCATGACGCGGGAGATCGTCTGGGACGAGTCTTTCGGGGGCCCTGAGAACAACCTCGCCTTCCGTTTCCTTCGGCTCAACATCAAGGAGTCCATGTCAAAGGCCAGCATCAACAAGCTGGCGCTCGCAGGCATGCCTTGGAAGCCGATCAACGAGGCGAGGATGGACGACGGCCGCCCCCCGATGGGCGACCCCAACGACGAGAACAACCCGTACAACAAGCTCATGGCGAACACACCTCTGGGCGTGGTGACCGTTGACAAGGTCCTCAGCGCCGCCGAGGTGTCTGCGCCGCCGCCCGCCCCGGCGGCTGGACCGTCGAGCAAGACGCCAGCCAAGTCGTCGAGCAAGGGCATGATCAAGGAGTAGTCAGTGGCCGCAACCATCGTCCTGAGCGTCTCGACGTCTTCAGGTCCAACCGTCACGGACTCCGTGACCGGCATCGACATGATCAGCGCCGACAACGCCGTCAACACGCTTGCCAACCGGCAGGCGAACCCCATCACGGTGGGCACCAACTCGTACGAGAAGTGGGTCCGCCTCAAGATCACCGCGACCCCCGCGAACTACGTCCAGAGCTTCAAGGCATGGTTCAACTCCACCGTCGACACGTCGACGACGCTGAACTTCACCGGGGCCTTCGTGACGTACCAGCAGGGGACCACGGCGACCTCCACGGTGGCGAGCGCGAATGCCACCGCGTACACGTCGGGCAACAAGGCGATCTGGGACAACGCCCAGTACACGGCCGGTCAGCTCAACGCGTACACCAAGTACCTCGCGATGCAGCTCGCGGTCGGAGCGACGGCTGGCCCGGGCAACTGGACCCAGCAGACCGTCAACTACAGCTACGACGAGGCGTAAACCATGGCAGTCGAGAACAAGGACGGCATCACCGTCCTCCCCAACAAGTACGCGGAGAGTGAGGGCGTCTCGAACAACCCCCTCTCCACGGCCTTCCGCCCCGAGAACAAGAACCTCGTCCTCGGCCGCATCGCCACGGTCCATCGCCCCGGCGACTTCGTCGATCTGGTCCTCAACGGCCACGACGACGTCAAGGAGGCGTGGTTCCGGGTCGTGGGGCCGTCGACCAACAACACCCTGCCGTGTGGATTGGAGCGGCCTCTCCGCGCCCAGTTCCTCGTGCAGGGCTACGGGACCTACAAGGTCACGTTCACCGACGGCAAGAACGATCTCGGTTCGGCCGAACTCGACATCGAGCGCGACGACATCGAGCGCGACGTGAATGGCAACCCCAAGCGGGGTCCTGTCAGCTCCGAGCGCGTCACCTTCCAGCCGTAACCAATGCTCGATCCCGAGCAGACGGCTTTCGATGTCCACGAGCTGAACGAGGTCGTCTCGGCAGCCACCGAACTCGCAGAAAGGATCAAGGAGATCATGGCCCTTCTCGACGGCGTCACCGCCGCCCTTGCTTCGCTCGCGACCGACGCTTCGGCTGCAGTCAGCCGTGTGACGACGGATCTCGCCGCCGTCGTGTCGGCGCGTGACGCCGCCCTTGCGGACGTCACATCTCTTCAGACTCAGGTGGCGGCCCTCCAGCCGATGACCGTCACGCAGGCCGATCTCGACGCGCTCACGGCTTCCATCGCAACCCTCGCGACTGCGGTTCAGGCCATCGACGCGACCGCTCCGGCCGCGCCGGTCGTTCCGGTTCCTCCGGTCGCCTAGTTCACTGACGGGGGTGCCGTAGTTCGCACGCCTGCGGCACCCCCACCCCGAGGTATCCATGCACCAGTCAGTGATGGGTTTCGTCGCGCTGGCGGTCAAGAAGTACGACCTCAGGCACAAGAAGGTGCTCGAGATCGGAAGCTACAACGTCAACGGCAGCGTCAGGTGGCTCTTCAAGGGTGACTACACCGGCATCGACCGCGAGGCTGGTCCGGGGGTCGACCTGTTGATGAACGCCTCTGACATGGATCTCGATGATCACAGCTTTGACGTGGTGGTCTCGACCTCTCAGCTCGAGCATGACCCGACCTTCTGGCTCACGCTCGCCGAGGTGGGGCGGGTGCTGCGATCCGGCGGACACTTCATCCTGACCACCCACACCACGGGCTTCCCTCCCCACAACGGGCCTGACTTCTACCGCTTTCTCGATGACACGTGGCGCCTGCTCATGGACATGGCCGGGTGCGACATCGTCGACTCGAGGGCTGATCCTCAGGTCGGAGGAGGTCCTCAGCTCGTGGGGGTTCGACGGGTTCGACAGTGATCTCGATCATCGTTCCGACCCACAACAGGGCTCGTCTCCTCTTTGACCGCTGCATCCCCTCGATCCTCGCCCAGACAGTCACCGACTGGGAGTGTCACGTGATCGGGGATGGGACCCATGAGGCAACGGTGATCGGCATGGAGGAGCTGTGTCGACGCGACAGTCGCTTCCGCTTCACGAACCTGCCTCACTTCGCCTACCCCGACAACGAACGCCTGCGCTGGGGGACGGTGGGGCTCGCTGCCCGCAACTTCGGGCTCGACTATGCCAAGGGCGAGTGGATCGCTGAACTGGACGACGACGACGAGTGGCTGCCTGAGCATCACCAGATCCTTCTGGAGTCGGCCAGACGGAACGGGGCCCAGCACGTCTACGGGATCTCGGAGTCGACCAACGGACAACGCAGGTGGGGAGAGTGGCCTCCGGGCGATGGCAAGTTCGCCAACGGGTCCAACATGTATCTCGCCTCCCTTCCGTTCCGCTACAACGTCCGCTCGATGATCGAGACGGACCGCACCGGGGACGCTGACCTCTGGCTGAGGATGCTGGCCGCCGGGGTAGTGTTCAACTTTGTCCCGCACATCGTCCACCGCTACCACGAGTCAGGAACGAGGTCGCACTGGTGATTTCGGCCGTCATCCCGACCCTGTATCACCCGCCGGAACTCGCCATGTTGCTCGCGGTGCTCGAGCACGATGGGGTGGAGGTCAACCTGCTGGAGTCAGGGATCTACGAGCACAAGATCCACCGCATGTGGAACGCAGGAGTGGAGATGTCGACTGGCGATTACATCGCCATCCTGAACGACGACATCACGATCCTGCCGGGGTCGCTTCCTATGATGGCGAAGGTCCTCGAGGCCAAGCCCCAGATCGGGGTGGTCTACCCGGATCGCTGGGCCCCTCTCGAGGCGGGGCTGCCGGAGAAGATCCAGATCCAGCTCACCGAGGGCTCGAACCGCGTCGGCGGGATGACGGGTTTCTGCTTCATGTTCAGGAAGGATCTGGGGGTTCCCTTCGACGAGCGGTTCAACTGGTGGTTCGGGGACGACCAGTTCGAGCATGATGTCAGGATGAAGGGGCTCGCGGTGGGACGCGTCAACGGGCTCCCGCTCTACCATCAGGAGAGCACGTCGGCCAACCGCAAGAAGGATGAGCTGGGGCCGTTGATCCTCGCGGACCAGCGGCTCTGGCGTCAGGAGCATGGATGAAGATCGAGGTTGTGATCCCGAGCGTCGGGGACCCATCGCGGCTGCTGTGGTCGCTCACCCAGCAATCACGCCCCCCTGACCAGATCACAGTCGTGAGCAACGAGTTCTGGCCTCCCTTCAAGGCGTTTGTTGGCTACGAGCCTCGGGCTCGCGCCCTGAGGTTCTCGAGCGA